CGGCTCCATCGTCACCGGGGCTGTCGTGCGGGTCTGGATGGGGAGGGGATTTGTCAGCAAGGAGACGTGCACAGTGAATCGGACCACATGCGATCAAGTGCATAAATCTGCACAGGGATTGGTGGATTCCCGTATTTCGGGCATCGAGAAGGGGTTGAATGTGTTGGCCGAAAAGACCTCCAAGGATCAGGCCCAGCAATATCGCATGCTGCGGGCGTTGGTGGTGTACTCGAATATCCCGCCGGAAAAGCAGCAGGAAATCCTGAACGATCGGAGCGAATGATGGCTGAATTTCTACCCGCATACGAAAAGATGATCCGCAGCGAAGGCGGATACAGGTTGACCGACGTCCGCCTGGATCGCGGGGGCAGGACCTATGCCGGGATTTCGTCCCGGTTTCATGCGGACTGGGCGGGGTGGGAGTACGTCAATGCAGGGGATTTCGATGATCCGGCACTGACCGCCCTGGTGCGGGAATTTTACGCTGACGAGTTCTGGGAACCCATCCGCGGGGAGGAGCTGATCGAGCAGCGCGTGGCCGAGTCCATTTTCGACTTTGCCGTGAACGCCGGGGTCAGGACGTCTGTCAAACTGGCTCAGGTCGTGGCAGGCACCACTCCCGACGGGATTGTCGGAAGCAAGACCGTAATGGCCGTCAACGCCCTGCACGAGGATGATTTCGTACTCAAATTTTCCCTGGCAAAGATCGCCCGGTATGCCGAGATCTGCAACAAACACCCCGAACAAAGCAAGTTTCTGCTGGGGTGGATCAACAGGACGCTCCGGGAGGCGACCGTCTGATGTGGCCCATATCTGCCATATCGTCAGGCATCTCCGGGATCATCTCCGGAGTCGGCGGAATTATCGACGACCTGGTGACCACAGATGAAGAGCGGCTCAAGATCGCCCTGCAGGATCGGCAGATCGAGGCTGCGCTCATGCAGGAACAGACCCGGACCAACCAGGTCGAGGCCCGGCACTCGTCCATTTTCGTCGCCGGATGGCGGCCGTTCATCGGATGGGTCGGCGGGTTCGGGTTGGCATATCAGTTCATCGGCTACCCATTGTTGAATTGGGCATGGGTATTTTTCCTGGCCCAGGGCTGGATACCCCCCGGGATCAGCTCCCCGCCCGTGCTGGAGTTTGGCGAGCTCATGCCGCTCATTCTGGGCATGCTCGGGGTCGGGACCATGCGTTCCTATGACAAGGCCAGGAATGTCGACACCAAGAGGATGAAATAATGCCGCGCAACGAAGCCATCGCCGCCGACGTGGCCGCCATGTTTGCCGAGGTCGGGCAGGACGCGACTTACAACGACGATCCCGTCCGGGTGGTGCCGGGCCGATTCTCCCTGATCACGGAGGGATCCATGCGCAAGTGGGTCCGGTCGTTTGTTGTCCGGGTGTCCGAGGTTGCCGAACCCAGTCCCGGGGACGTCATTGTCTGCGACGACACTACTTGGACCGTGGGCGATCCCGGGGGCGAACCGGTCACGGGCGGGCGGGTCGTGTGGACCGTGCAGGCGATCAAGCAGAGGAGGCCGACGTTTCGTGGATGATCTGCTGCACATCAAGCTGTCCGGGCTGCCTCAGGTTGCCAGCCATCTCAAGGCGATGCCGTCCGACGTGGCCCACGCCAACAAGTCAGGTCTGAAGTCCGTTGGCTGGTGGCTCTCCCGGCAGATGCGCAACCATATCGAGTACGGTGGTTCCGGGTGGGCGCCTCTTTCTCCCCTGACCAAGAAGTTCAAGCAGCCCAACGGTAGGCGGGAATGGAGACGAAGGAAGACGCCCTTGTCCCCGCTCTTTTATATGGGGAAGTTCTGCAGGTACAATCTGGACGACAGGGGCGAAACGGTTCAAATTTTCATGGGCAAGACGCACAAGGGTGAACCAGGGGTGATGCACAAGTGGTTACAGTCCGTGGCCAAGCGGACGGAGTACGGGAAACGGATCAAGGTTAACAAGAATATGCGTCGCTGCATCTCCGCTACTAAAGGCAAAAGGAAAAATGCGGTTCTTGGTGAAGACTGGTTCACCTTCAATAATCAAAAAAAATATGTGGACTACCCCAAACGCCCCATTGTCGCTCCGGTCTTCAAGAAGCACAAAAACAGAATCCCGGATTTTTTCCGGCAGAAATTTTCCGCATCTCTGGGGCGCAGATTGCAGAAACGAGGTCTTGTATGATCGCCGAGCTTATCGAGAAAATAAAGGCCGCAGTTCTCACCGATCCGGATCTCATCGCCTGGTGCGCGGCCACCTACGGGCAGTCGCCGACCATTGTGATCGGTGTTGACGAGGATAATCCTCCGGCACTGGAGGACTATCCTATCATCGCCTTTGTGGGCACGGAAACGGGCAGGTCCACAGGGGATAGAGATTTCACCATGTCCATGTATTTCGGCCTTGGGATCAACGATCCGGGAAAAGACACGGCTACAGGAACCGAATATATGGGAACCACTCGTATCGAAACATTTAGGGAGTTATTCGAGAACGCGGTCTTCGGCTGCAGGATCCCCGGCAAAACGACCGTCCAGGGGGAATCCGGAGACAGCCCGCATCCCCTGTATGTCGGATATGTCACCATAACCATCAACGCCCCCAAGTCCTACATGGCCGCAATGGGCGCAAAACACGCATAGGAGAACCATCATGCCTGCCTCCCCAAGCACTGAAAACTATCTCTACGGCAAGGGCGAAGTTCTGTTCAAACCCACTGGCGGCTCCGGATATCTGCACCTGGGCAACTGTCCCGCATTCGGACTGAACGTGGAACTGGAGAAGGCCGAGCATTATTCCAGCATGGCCGGGACCAAGGAAAAGGACCTTACAAAAGTGATCCAGAAAACCGTCAAGGCGGCGATCACCATGGAGGAATTGTCCGTCCAGAACCTCAATCTCGTACTCATGGGCGGCACCGTGGCCACTGCGGCCCAGGTGGAAGCGGAACTGGACGGGACCGAAGTTGACGTTGTGATGGACCAGTATGTTCCGATTTCTGACGGGAAACTACGGCTCTCTGATGTCGTGGTTGCTGATGCGGCGATCTCCCCCACCACCACGTACGCCGAGGGGACCGATTATTTGCTGAACCGTGAGGCGGGTATGATCATGGCTCTGTCCGGCGGGTCCATATCCGAATCTTGTTTTGTTTCTGCGACCGTCAATGGTGTGCAGAAATCCACGATCAGTGCGTTGTCGGAATCGTCTGTTCTTGGGGAGCTCTACTTTGTAGGCAACCCGGACATCGGCCCGAAATGGCAGGTCAAAGGATGGAAGGTTGAACTCTCATTGTCTGGCGAGATTCCCTTCATTTCTGACGACGTGGCACAAATTACAGTGGATGCTGAATTCCAGGCTGACAGGGCATCTCACCCCTCTTCGCCCTTTTTTGAAGCCGTCAATGTGGCGTAGCAACCAAACGCATAGAGACAGGGAATGACTTGTCTCTATGCGTTGTCCGAAATGATTTTTTTTTAGCGAGGACATCAATGAGAAAACGCGAAGTTGTCAAAATCGATGGCAAGGAAATCACGGTCAAGGAGCTGACTGTTCGGGAAGTTCTGGACGTATTCAACGGGTTGTCCGAGTCAGACGATATCAAGGAAACCCTGCTGGGCGATCTTCCCAAACTGACCGATGCCACGGCAGATGAATTGATTGAAATGGCCCCGTCGGACCTGGAAACCCTGGTTGATGCAGCAAGGCGGGTGAATGCGAGTTTTTTCAAGATCGCCCAGCGGGCCGGGCTGGGCGAAATCATCGAAACGATCATGAAGACGTTCAAAGACGACTTCCTGAGCTTGTGTGCGAGCAAATAGAGCGCGGCCATAAGGGGGTTCTGGACTACGGGTGGTCGTTTTTTCTGGTCAGTCTCGAGGTATCCGGTCGGATGGATCGCGAACGCATGAAAATGATGGCCACGGCATTCAGGGCGGGCAGTAACGCAAACAAACAGCAATGGGAGAGGTTTCTCCGTGGGAATGCGTAAGAACAGCGTCGAGATTACCGTCTCGCTCAAGGATGCGGTCACCAAAGGGCTCAAGTCTGTCCAGAGGTCTCTAGGCACGCTCAAGAAAAATGTCTTGAACGTAAAAACCGCCATTGCCGGTGTCGGCCTCGGGATGCTGGCAGCCGACGCCATTGATACGGCCTCTGCCTTTGAGCAGCTTGAAACAAAGCTGGACGGTCTGACCAAGGGCAAGGGGCCGGAGACCCTGGAACGGATCAACGAGTGGGCGCTTGATATGCCGGTCAACACCCAGAAGGCGGTTGATTCATTTTCTATGATGCAGGCCATGGGGCTTGATCCGACCATCGAGAAGATGGAAATCCTGGTTGATACGGCCACCATTTTTGGTGAGGACACCATGCCCCGTGTTGCCCGGGCGCTTGGTCAGATGCAGACCCTGGGCAAGCTGTCGGCCGAAGAGTTGAACCAGATGGCCGAAGCGGGAATCAATGCCCGGAAGTACCTGACCGAGGCCTTTGGCATGACGGTGGAAGAGATCCAAAAGGCCGAGATCGCCATCGAGGACGTTGTCCAGGCGATCTGGGACGGTCTGGAAAGGGATTTCGGCGGGGTCGCGAAAAATGCCCAAACGAAATGGCAGGCTATGACTTCGACCATGGTTTCGTACTGGAGCGAATTTCAGCGATTGATCATGGGGTCGGGGCTGTTCGATTATCTCAAGGCCGGATTCAAGCTCCTGCTGGATCGTGTCCAGTCGCTCAAGAAAAACGGTCAGCTTCAGGAGTGGGCAAAGTCTGTTTCAGATTCTATTATCAATACTTTTGAGTCTGCCCTTGTGGGCGTTGCGGGCATTGTCGACGCGATCAAGCCGGTTGTCTCGTCTGTATGGGGTGTCATCAAGGAGATGTGGGACGGCTTCCGTTCGTTGCCTGGTTGGGTGCAGGAAATAGGGATCGTGGGCGCTTTTTTCGGCGGTCGGATGGCGAAGCTCTTGATTGCTGGAATCGCTATTACCGCCGACCGTGGGCGGACGATGAAAGATCTTGTGAATGCTCGACGCGCGACAAACGAGAATGGCGATCATCTGTTGTCGGAAAAGAAGTTTATGGAACTTGTGCGGTCTTCCCCTGCCGAGCGAGACGCTTTTCTCGAAAAGCACGGATTGAGCTCAAAGAACAAGCCGAGCAATACGTTTGGGCCTATGGGCGGCGGATCTGACTCGGGCGGATCCGCCACGCAGGCCGTACAGCGGATCATCGACACCATCCACCGAACGGTCGAGGAAATCCGGAACCAGCGATACGTTCCCAAGCAGGATGTCGTGGGCAAGCCGGGCTCAGCATCTCCGGGAAACACGAACACCTCCTCCCCGTCCGTCATGTCACCCGACGAATTGTTCGAATCGGATCTTTCGCTGGTGCTGGCCAGAAACAAGACGCAGCTGATGGAACTCGAGGACCTCTACGCCCAGGGGCTGAAAACGACCAGCGAGTACATGGCCAAGCGTCGTTCCATCATCATGGGCGAGTTTGACGCGGAGCGGGACGACATAGACAAAACCGCTGATGCCCAGATTGCAGCCCTGGAAAAAGAGGCGGACTCCACAACCGATCTTGCCAAAAGGAACCAGCTGCTCAACGAGAAAAAGCGCATCCAGGCAGAGCGGGAAAAAGAACTGGCAATCCTTATAGAAGAGCGCAAGCAGGCACTGATCCGACTCAGAAAGGAAGAGCGTGGACTGGTCGATGACGATGAAAAAGACCGGGAAGAAGCCGAGGCCAAGGCATCCTCCGCAACCAGGGAGCGGCTTGAGCGTGAGAAGATCACGCCGAACCAAACCGGCGATGCATACGGCATCACCGGTAACCTTGCGGCATGGTCCGTCAACGAGAATATCAATAAACAGCTTTTCGATATGGACATGGAGGAGCTCCAGGCCAAGCATGACCAAGAGATTTCCATGCTTGAAGAGCACGGCGCTTCCAAACAGGAGATACTCGAAGCCCAGGCCAGGCAAGAAGCGGATATAGTCCAGAAACGAGCTGATTATGAAAAAGCTATGTGGGACAAGCGCCTGCAATGGACCGCCGGGTTTGCCGGAGGCATGGCCGGACTACTCAAGGAGATGTACGATTCCGGACTGGTGCAAAACGAAGCCATGTTCCAGGCCTACAAGGCCTTTGCCATAACCGAGGCGATCATCTCCACCTATTCCAGCGCCCAAAAGGCCTATGACTCCCTGGCCTCCATCCCCTATATCGGCCCTGCCCTGGGTGCGGCCGCTGCCGGTGTGGCTATTGCGGCGGGTATGGCTCGTGTCGCGGCTATCAAATCCGCCAAACCCACCGGCTACGCCTACGGCGGCATGATCGATGGCCCGGACCAGGGTGCCCGGGCGGACAACGTCACCATCCGGGCCACCCCGGGCGAGTACATGATGGATCGCCCCACGGTCCGTCACTACGGGGTCCGCGCCATGGAGGCCCTGCGCCAGCGGATCATTCCCCGGGAACTCTTTTCCAACCTCTCCCTGCCCGCTATGCGCCCCGCTTACGCGGGGCCGGGGTTCGCATTCGGTGGAGAGATAGGACGCCAAAATGCCCCCTCACCGGCTCCACAACAGACTACCATTGTCAATCTGACCGATAAGTCAGAACTGGACCGCTACCTGGCATCGGTCGAAGGCCAAAATGCGATTATGAATGTCATCTCTACGCGGAGTCAGACTGTCCGGCGAATCGTGGGGGACTAGATGATAGCTAACGAGATCCTTGCTGTACGTCCTGACTGGTCCGATGCCTTGCGGATGGAATATGCCTGGAAGACGACCATCAAGCGAGGGCTCTCCGGGCATGAGAAGAGGTCCGGCCTTTTGTCTGCCCCAAGACGCGCCTTTGAATTTACAGTGCAAGCCCGCACAGGCCTTGAATCCGAGATGCTGAAAAAGCGGCTCTATACGGCACATGGGAAGATATTTGGGGTACCGCTATGGACGGACGCAACCGCTCTTGCGACGGGAGTCAGTGCCGGGGCAACCTCTTTGTCGGTTCTGGAAACCGGCTTTCGTCTTTTCCAGGCTGACAGCCTCGCGATTATCGTGTCCGGTGGTTCTTACGAGGTTGTGGAGGTCTCGGGCGTTTCGACAAGTGCGCTTTCCCTGGCCGAGGCCGTGACGCAAAACTGGCCGGTTGGATCGTTTGTAGCCCCTTTCTTCCAGGGTCGTGTCGATGACTCAAAGACGACGGTCACAGGGAAGACGGATCGTGACGGCACAGTCTCCTTGCGCCTGCTTGAAGAGTTTGACGAGCGTTTTTCAGTCCCGACACCGGACATGACCGATTACCCTACATACAACGGTTTGCCGGTCTTGAATACCCCGCACAACTGGTCTGACAGGTATAGCCAGACGATGGAGATGGACACGGAAGCCTTTTCGTTCTCTTCTCTGGCCGGGTTGACCGAAAGGGTTCTGACGCAAGATGAACCGCGACTCACCATATCCCTGTCTGCCAATGCTTTCACGCGGGAAGAATCCCGGCGACTGCTCGACTTCTTTATAGACCGAAAGGGGCGGCTCTTGCCGTTCTGGGTGCCCTCACCCGCTTCGGACATTATCTTGGCCGGGGCCTTTTCGGCAGGAGATACGATCCTCGATATTGGCGGGGTCGATATGTCAGCACTTTTCGGACAAGGCTATCCGACGACCGGGAAGCACCTTTGGTTCCGTTTCCCTGACGGTACGACTGCGGCACGGGAGGTTGTGGGTTGTGATCCTTCAACGGGGAGGATCAGCCTGGGGTCGGCAATCGGGAAGACGGTGGAGCACTTTACGAATGTCACCGTTTCGCTTCTTTATCCTGCAAGATTTGATAAGGACACGCTCGGTATGGATTACGAAACACTGGACGTGGCAAGCACTACGCTCCACGCGACGACACTTCCCCGGTGGGAGGTTGAATAAATGAGAGACACTTCACCAGCCTTTACGACCCGGGAAAAGGAAGAATACCTATCCCCGGTCGAATTGTTCCATATCTGGGAAGGTGGGGACGATCCCCAAGCGCGGCACTGGTATTACACAAGCTCTGACGAGCCCGTTGTTTATGATGGGGACACCTACGAACCGGCGGCAATCAAGCGGTCTTCCCTGTCCTTTGACTCCGACCTGACCGCGACGAAGTGCGGAATCACGGTCGGTGCCCTGGAAGAGAACTTCCGCGATTACTTGGCACAGAATCCGTTGGCTCAGATGTGGGTTAGTGTTTCGCGGGTCCATCGGGGAGCGGCCAGCGACGCGGTGGTTTTTTTCGTTGGGCAGGTCAAGACAGTGGCGTTTCAAGGGGCACAAGCCGAAGCCGAATGCGTGGGCTTTGAGCACTTCTTGTCAATGAAGATCCCAAGGTATCACTTTCAAGCCCATTGCAACAATACGCTCTATGACGCCAAGTGCAACGTGGATCGGGGGGCCTTTTCCAATACATGCGCGGTGACAATCTCGGGCAATATCCTCACGGCTCCGGAGTTTGCGACCCGTGCAGACGGCTTCTTCACCTACGGCTGGGCCAGCTTTGGGGGCCAAAAGCGGATGATCACCGCTCACTCCGGGTCTTCTATCGTTCTGCAATATCCCTTCATCGACATTGCAGACGGGGACGAAGTGACGGCCTCTGCTGGTTGCGATCAGAGAATTACGACATGCCGGGACAAGTTTGACAATCTAGGCGGGAACAATGGGCTTTTGTCACAATCTGCGCCGGTATCGACTCCAAGTAAGATCACGGGAAACCAGACCCTTGTTACTCCAACGGTCTATACATCTGGTCCGGTGACAAGCGTTACGGCGAATTGCAAGTTTGTTCAATGGCGAGATGATTACAGATATACCGCAAGATGCTATATCACGGTGAACGGGGTAGATCACTTGGTGGATACAGTTAGTGGGGTCAGGGAGTTTGACTTTATAAGGACGGTTACGGTTGCAGTTTCAAACGAACGAGCCAGTGTATCGGCAAGGATAGAGGCTGAAAACTCCACCTTGTCTTGTCAATTACAGTTTTTGGTACAAGTTATGGGCGGAACATGCCAAGTGGAAGGAGCCTCCGGCGGTGGTTTCTTTGGAACCCCTTATATCCCAACAGAAAACCCCTCGATGATGTCATGACGAAATACTTTTACGACCAAGAAAAGCTACAGGAATTACGCACGGAATGCGCCGCATGGCTTGGAACCCCGTACCGTCACAGGTCTTCCAGAAAGGGTCTTGGGTGTGACTGTATCGGCTTTGTGGTGGGTGTCTTGACCGGAATAGGATACAAGAAGCGATGGAAGATGCCGGACTACCCGAAGGATTGGCATCTGCACAACGTGGAATCCATTCTGCTCCAAGAAGTCAGTAGCCAGATGAAGCATGAAAAGGTTTCCATTGACGACCCTCAAGACGGGGACATCTTGCTTTTCCGCTTCGGGAAGACCACCAGCCATGCCGGGATCGTTTTGGACGGCTGGATTTGGCACTCTGTTATCGGAATCGGGGTTGAGCGTTTTGTTTTGAATGATCCCACATGGTGGCACCGCAGGACATACAACATTAGGCTGGTGAAATAATGGCAACAGCGGCAATCGTTATCGGCGCAGTGGTCGTGGGGGCATTTGTCGCCACCGCCATGTTTTCAGCGGCGCGGCCACAGACTGGATCGCAGAAGCCGCAAGACATAAAGTTTGCAACGAATAAATTTGGCATCCCGATTCCCGAGGTGCTGGGGACTATCAAGCTGGCCGGGAACTATATTTGGACCGGGGAACAGCGTTCCGAGGCGATCAAAAGCAAGAGCTCCAGCGGTGGAAAGGGGGGAGGCGGCGGAGGGTCTTCCAGCACCATCGTGGGGTACAAGTACTATATGCACTTTGCCCTTGGAATATGCCTGGGGCCGGTGGACAAGCTCTGCACGATATATCGCGAACAGGAGCTGATCTGGTCCGGGGAATTGATCTGCCCGGCCTCCGGGGTGCAGACTATCCAGGCAGAAAAAACGGGAGCGATCACGTTCTACTTTGGCACGGCAACACAGCCACCAAACGAGAATATAGGGAAAAGCCTGCCAGACGGCACACTGAACACGGCCTACCCTGGGCTTTGCTGGGCGTATTTCAACGACGTGTTTATCGGGGAGTCCCCAAGGGTGCCGACCTATCATTTTGTGGTCCAAAAGGCACCTGCGCAGTCCTTCGGGGGGACGGCTGTTCTGTCCGCGTATGACTATAATCCCGCTCATGCTATCTGGCACATTTTGACGAACATGACCGGGCTTCCCGAATCATGGCTAGATTCCGCTTCCTTCTTGGCCGCCTCTGAAACGCTGGACACAGAGGGCCGGGGAATCTCCATGGTCTTTGACGAGCAGAAAACCGCTCTGGATTATATCGACAATGTACTTTCACACGTTCTGGGAATGCTCCGGTTTGGCGCAGACGGGCGGCTATATCTGGCTTTGATGCGGGGGGATTACGACAAAGAGACTGTCCCTGTGATTACCGAACGGGAATGTTTGGAGCCGCCGACCCTAAAACGGAAATCCTGGGTGGACACGATCAACGAGGTCAAAGCCACCTACAATCAGCGGTGCTTTGCCGAAGGTGTCAAGCCCGTGGTCCTGTTTGCTCTTTGGATCGACGAATCCGACCCAAACTATTACCCCGATGGGCACTACTGGTATGCAGACCTAGAGACCGCGAGGGGAAAACTCCGTGACATTAGGCAGTATGCGGATGTCTATGTGAAGGTCTTTGCGGTTTCTCCTGGGAACATTACCAGGACCGATGTGGATTGGCCTAGCGACATTGGAGTGAGAACCGACTGCCCTCGTGGTCCAAGTTTTAGCTTTCTTCGGGATGAGTTCAAAAAGCTGATACCAAGCGGAAGGGAAAGTTCACCCGGCTTTGTAGGGCTTACGGTGGACACTTCCGGGTCAATGAATATGAGCACCATCGAGCCAGCGTATTCTGAGCTCAAAGACTGGATAGGCTCGGCACTTCCTAGTTACTCAATGCTTGAAAACACGCAGGCAAGAAGCGACGAGCGCTGGCTATCTTGGCTTGCGGCTGACATTGACGTCTCTTTTCCGGGTGTAAATTACCGGGAAGGCATCTCCGATCCTTCAAGTGTAAACATTGCCAACCAACAGATCCAGGGCCGGACCGAGAGCCAGACGTTAAGCTTGCCGCTATTTACGATGAACTCAAACGCGTCTTGGGCCGCTCGCGAGGCGCTACGGAAAGACTCGTACCCGTTGGCTACGCTCAATGTGACCCTTTCCAGAGATGCGTTCATGCTCCAGCCTGGGGACGTGTTCAAATTTAGTTTCGCCCCCTACGGCATCGAATCCATGTTCTTTCGCCTGAAACAGGTGGACGAAGAAGACCTGGAGCATGAAGCTATCGGGATCGTGGCCGAAGAGGAATACACGGTTGTGAGCGAAACCATGATTGAGCCGCCGGAAACCCTGAACCTTTCAAGCCCCCCTTCGTCCTATATGATTGGCGGCGATCCCGTGGTCGTGCAGGAGGTGCAGGCCGTACCATTGACCGGCGGGCCTATCGCTATCGGTACGGTGAATCCCTGGGAAATCTCCGTGTCCTGGAACGGCATCGAGATGATAGAGGGCGAAGATTACACTGTGGACCTGTCGGCTGGAACGATCACCCCTATTCCCGGTGGAAGCATTACCCCAGGAATGGATTTGACTATAGAGAGCAGGACGAACCCTCAAGAAAAGGTCAGGTTTTATGAGCTACCGTACCTTTGGGCCGGTGAAGAGATCAAAGTCTTGCCGGTGGTTTCGAGGCCGAACGTATTGAACTCCGGGTATCAGATCTTCTATTCGGCAAGCGGCACGTCCTACGAAGAGGTTGGCACGTCCAGCGCCTTTGCCGTCCATGGAACTGTGGTTCGGGACTATCCAAAGACCTTCCAGATAGATGATGAGATATGCCTTGACGTGTTTTTTCCCACCAGCGACGTGATGAGTATTGAATCCTGCACCAGGGAACAGTTGCTTTCGCAACGCAACCTTGCATTGATTGGGGATGAATTGATCACCTTTCAGAGTATCGAGCCACTGACCGGCAAAACCTATAGGCTCACAGGCGTATATCGGGGTCGGTACGGAACCGAAATGAGCGAACACCTACGTGGTACCGATTTTTTCTTCCTCGGCTCGAACACTGCGGAACCGATCACGAATCCAGATTTTTTGCTTGGCGAAACCCGATACTTTAAGGCCGTCCAGTACAACCCGCGATATCAAGGGGATGAATCTTTTGCCGTCCCGGTGGAGGTAGTATTCACGGGCCGGGCGATTGCACCTTTACCGCCGGTCAACCTTTTGGCGAACGATGAGGGCTTTCACCCTGAATACACTTCGGGGATCTCGTTGGTATGGGACGCAAGAGTCCGGGGGTCCGGGGCCGGGGTACACTCCCCAACGCAGCCAGACACGGCTCCCGCGCGGGAAGGGACGTTCCAGGTCCGGGTTATGGATGGAAGCACGGAAAAGCTAAAACGGGATGGGATCAACGCTTTTTCTTGCGAATTGTCCGAATCGACGCTGACAAGCGCGGGAGCGTTCGGGTCAGACTTGAGGATCGAGGTGACGAACTATCGGGTGGTGGATGGTTTCAGATACTATTCAGCGGCTGCCTCACTGACAGTCTATTATGGGGGATAAATGAGCACTACACCGCTTTATGACCTTGAAACGGTTGAATACAATACCACGGGCTGGAATGGGATTGTCACGGCGAACATGCAGAAGATGGAAGCCCACCTGCATTCCCGCTTTCTTGTCACACTGGGTGAATCCGTGGCGGTACGCGATGCAATCTACATTAAGCCGGACGACGGGAAAGCGTATAAGGCGCAGACCACGGAAGCGGGAGACAAACAACCAGCGCTTGGTCTGGCCGTGGACGTTGGTGATGCTGACGAAGAAATCCGGGTGCAAAGGGTCGGGCTGGTCAATTTCGGATCAGGGCTCTTGCCGGGCGAACGCTACTACCTTTCCGCAAGCGCGGGTCAGATTACCCCGAATGTCGGCATTGACGTTGACGAAGATCCTTTTACCGCCGTGTCGGGGGCCTTTGTCGATCTGTCCGTGGGGAACATTATCCCCTTATCGGAAACGGTCACAAGCTCGGATGGAGCCACGACCTACGCCAAAGACATTGATTATGAGATCAACTACGCTGACGGGCGAGTCCTTGCCCGATCTGACGGCGCAATCACGGACGGGGAATCGTGTCTGGCCTCGTATGTTGTGAGTTCTGCGGAGATTCACGCGCAATTTATGGGATATGCGGTATCAAGCTCACAGTTGTTTTTGGACTGCGGAATCAACGACTCTTCCCTTCTTCACTCCGAGGGGGACGAGTATGTCCAGGGGCTCAAGACGTTCGTCAAGGCCCCTGTCCTGTCAACATACACGGCCCCGACGACCGACACCACTTTGGTGACCAAAAAATATGTAGATGACAAGTCCGAAGCGGAGACAGACGCTACGAATATCGCTGGAATCCCGGTGTATGGGGACGACATTGGGGACGGGAAGGTTCTGCAATACAACGCTGTCCTGGGGCGGCTTGAATACGTAGCCTTACCCTCTGGAAGCGACGCAGGGGCGATCAAAGGGGTCTTGGTTGACGACACGGCAAAGGCGAATGGCTACGTTTTGAAATACAATGCCGCGACCGGCAAGATCGTTTATGCTCCGGACGAAGGCGGATCTTCCGGAACGGGTATCACTGCCGCTGAAGCAAAGAAACTGGCAATAATCTTTGGATAAAGGGGACTTACAATGACGTTGAAATCTTGGAGCCTTGCAAGTTGTCCGCTAAAATCGCTCGTTGACGGATCTACCGACAAGTGGACGCAATCAACAAC